ATGCCCCACATTTACGAGAACCTCGTGCAGGCCGTACAGGCGCACTGGGCGACGCATGCCAACGCGTACCCGCAAAAATTCGTCCTGAGCCCGTCCCAGCATGCAGACCTCGAGGAGGCACGCGGGGCGATCCGCCGCGCGGTCACGGGCCAGCAACTGCCGGACGGGGAGCCATTCCTGGGCGTGCCACTGGATGTGGCGCCCGAGTCGGCAGGCGAGATGGTGGCCATGGACGGCACTGTCACCAACCTTGACAGTTACGTGCGCGCTGCCGTGGTCAAGGGCTGATCGGCGCCCGGCACGCTTCAAGCGCTACCAGCAGCAGCACCTCGTACCCCTCGCGGCGCTCCAGCTCGGCCATGGCGGCGCGCGCGAAGTCGTCCAGGTTGGCACCGGGCCGCAGCCCCTCCGTTGGCATTGCCGGCCGGGCCGGCACAGGTTCGCGGCACTCGACGGGCACGGGCACCCGCACCTCCACGGTCTCCACACGCGGCGTAGCCGCGCAGCCGGCCAGCAGCGCCGCCAGCATCAGGACGGCCGGCCTCATGGTCGCGCCCTCCCCTGCAGCCATGCGTCCACGCGCACCTGGGCGCTGGCGCATGCATCGCTCGGCACTGCCGGTGGAGCAGCCAGAATCGCGTCGGCCTTGTGGTCGTGAGCGGCAGCCCGGTCAGCAGCTGCGCGCCGCGCAGTCTCAGCCTCACGGGCCCGGCGGTCGGCCAGCGTGCGCAGCTTGTCCACGGCGGTGCTGCATGCCTGAGCCGAGCCCCGCACGCCGGCGAGCTCCTGGCCCTTGGCCGCCAGTTCGGCCCGCGCGGTGGTCGCGTCATCGCGCGCGGACAGCCAGGCCCAGCCGGTAGCGATGTTGCCCACCAGCAGAGCGGCCAGCACCCACATGCCCGGGCTCACGACCAGCCCTCCCGCCGTACGCGGACGCGCTCCCAGACGATGTACGCGCACAGCCCGGCCACAGCCACCAGCAGCACGGGCAGCAACCAGTCGCCCAGGCTGTCCGCGCTGCTCTTGATGTCGCTCACCGCCCGCGCCGTCTCCGCCACGGTCGCCGCCACCGCCGTGCCGCCGGCCGCCACCCCGGCGCGGTTGATCGAGCTCGCGGTGATCGGGCGCTCCGGCTCCACGGCCTGCGGCATGTCGGCAGGCGCATCGGACAGGTACAGCGCGGCCTCTGCGGCCCGGCGCCGCGTGAGCCCCGGCCACACCTTCCCGCCCGCCTTGTTCCAGAGCCCGAAGGCGCGCGCGGCCGCTTGGTGGTCGCCTCGGTTGTGGGCCTTGATCACGCTGGAGCCGGCCATGCCCGCGATCCCCACGTTCCACGCAAACGACACGAGGGCATCGAACTGCGCCTGCGTGACGGCTCCGCCGGTGGCGCGCCACACCCCGGCCTCGTACGTTGCCAGCTCTGCGCGCAGACGGTCATCTGCCTGCGCGCGAGTGATCCGGTCGCCCGCCTCCACGCCGCGGGTGAAGCCGTAGCCGATGGTCCAGATACCTACGGGATCCCGGTAGGCCTCCGCGCGGAAGCCTTCAAACTCCTCGATCAGGGCGATGCCTGCTGCGGACGTCTTCATTTCCTCACTCCCGGCTCAGCCGCCCGACCGCGCAGGATGGCCACGCCCTCCTTGAGGTCGCCCAGCGTTTTGGCCTGGTCGCGCTGCTCCGCCTTGATCTCGGCAAGATAGGCGCGCGTGGTCTCGCGCTCCTGGGCCGCCGTGGACTCGATCTGCGCAATGCGCCCGTCCTGACGCGTCTGGTCCTCGCGGTATGCCCCGTAGGCCACGGCCACGGAGCCCACGAATACCAGCGTCTGGATGATCGTGCCGGTGTTGATGGTGGGATCGAATTTCATGAGCCTCCCGGCTGTGGTCTTGGTCATTGCTGCGTCCTTTCGATGGCCGCTACCAGCAGCGCTGCCAGCCGTTCGCTGGCGGCCTGCGTGCGGTGCACGTTGTCGATCACGTCCGCGGGGCCGCGGTAGTCCTCGCCCCACCCTGCGTGCTGCAGCCCCAGCTCCGCCGCCAGGGCCAGAGTTACAGCGTTGAGCTCGGCCCGGCGCGCCACGCGCTCGGCCGTGAAGAGGTCAGCCGCCGGCAGATCCACGATGCCGGCCAGTACCGGCACGCGGCCCTCCGCGCGCACGATCCGGATGGCCTCGCGCAGGTCCGCCTCATACTGGGCCGGCGCGCGCATCTCCAGCGCGTCATTGAGCCCGGCCGCGAGCACGACGACATGGGCTGCGCGATGCACGGCGGCGAACGGCGGCTGCGGGCCGCGTGGATAGGCGTCTGGCGGCGCGCCGGGCCACGGCTCGGCGTATCCAGCGACAAGGTCTGCAAGGACCAGGCCGGACGCGCTGCGGTCATCGATCGCCCACATCGGGCGCAACGCCCGCAGGGTGGCCGGCAACGGCGCCGAGAGGCCGGGCCCGCGCACGATGCTGTCTCCGTAGATCTCGATCGTGAGCGGCTGCGAAGCGTCCCGACCACCGCCACCGCACGCCGTCAGCGCGAGCAGGACACCGGCAAACAGCGCGGGCAGCAGGAAGAGGTGCTGCAGCCAGCTCATGGGTGCTCCTCGGCCCGCACCGGGGCGTCGATGATTTCGGAGGGGTTGATGTCGTGCCCGGCGGCCTGCAGGATGGCCAGGCCCGCGGGCAGGTCGGGGTTGTCCAGGTCAATGAAGGCGCGAACACTGGCATCGCGCACCACGGCCCGGACCTGGGCCGTTTCGTCGGCCAGGATGGCCCACTTCGCCGCGCCGAACCGGTCGTAGAACGCACCCACACTGATCCGCCGCGCGGCCGCCGGCGGGGTGCTGGTCAGCTCAGGAAAGGCGCGCACTGTGGCGCCGCCCCACTGGTACTCAATCATCTCGGCCATGTCACGCCTCCGTGCGGAACGAATGCCCCACGAACTCAGTGGACACCCACGGCACGTAGGTGGGCGTGAGCCAGAGCACAAGCGAGCGCCTGAACACCACCGGGGAGCTGGGGGCCACGATCGTGTCGTCGCCGACCTTGTAGACGCTGCCCAAGTGGCTCACGTAGTGGTTGTTGGCCATCACGGCCTCCCAGTCGTACACCTTGCGGCCGTCGGCCCAGACCTCGATGCGCGAGCCGCCCGTGGCGCCGCTGGACAGCGCACGGAAGTTGCCGACGTGGAGGAGCTGGCCGCGGCCCGTCACGGATAGGACCTGCGTGCGGGCGCCCTGGGCGATGTTGGTCTGCGCGGTCTTGGTGATGCCACGCACCTGATCGGGGTAGTTGGTCGGCACCACATAGCCGGCTGGCACCGCGGTCGTACGCGTGTAGCTGGCTGCCACGTAGTTGGTCAGGTCGTCCGCCGGATCGGTGCTGCTGGTGCCCGTGGCCGCCACGCGCCGGTACACCTCCTTGTCCAGCGGGCTGATCACCAGTGCGCCCTGCTCGATGCTGGCCGAGGCCGACCAGATTTCCGCGGAACCGCCCCCGCCCTGCCCCATGAGTTTTGCGAGATCCATTACACGAGCCCCCTGGTTGAGTCCTGATAGCGGAGCACCGAAGTGCCCCCGTAGCGCGCGGACAGCAGCTGCGTGCCCACGGCACGGCCGCGCAGCGGCGTCGATCCGAAGGCCAGGCTGTACTGCGCGCCGGCGCCGATCGCCTCCAGCACCTGGATGCGGTCGTTGGTCGCCCACGTTGTGGGCATCGTGAGCGTGATGCCGGCCGCGCCAATCACGTAGCACCGGCCGGCCTGGGCCGTGGTGTTGGTGGTGATGAGCACCAGCGGCAGATCGGAGCTGTCGCCGCCGGCGATCCCCAGCACCCAGTCCGCCCTGGCCGCCGTGCCGCTGCTGGTGGTGATGAGCATCTGCAGCGCTCCGGTGGCGCGGTCGTAGCTGGTGACGGAGCCCGTCATCTGGGCGGAGGTGTCGCCCGCGCTCGTGATGACCAGGCGCATGCCCTGCGCAAACGCCCTACCCGTCTCGATGGAGAAGCTCTTTGCCCCCGTGCCCGGCACCATGCTTGTGGTGCTGCTGGCCGTGAGCACCTGCGCGCCCATGGTCAGCGTCTGGTCGCGCGCCGCCTCCGCGCCGCCGCGGGCGGCCGCCGCCGCGCTGGCGCTGCCGCTTGCCGCATCGCGCGCGGCCTCCGCGCCCGTGCGCGCCGTGCCGGCTGCAGTGGCATGGCCGCTGGCCGTGTCCCGCGCGGCCTCCGCGCCGGCGCGGGCGGTGGCCGCGTTGGTCGCCTGCGTGCCGGCGGAGGTCGCCGAGCCTGCCGCAGCCACGGCGAGCTCGTTGGCGGCCGTGGCGTTGGTCCAGCAAGCCTGCACCAGCGCGACGATGCCGGCCACCACGCCCGGCATGCCCGATCCGTAGTTGTACGCCTCGGCGTTGAAATTCGAGCTGCCCAGGGCCGGATAGAGCGGCACCGTGGGCGGCGTCGGGATGGGGACGATGTCCGTCATACGTTGCCCTTGATCTGAAGAGCGACCGATGCGGTCGCAGAGGTGTCGGCCCGGACCGTGCCGGTCACGGAGCCCACGGTGGAGAGGTAGCCGAAGCGCGGTAGGCCGCTGGCCTCAATGGCCACGGTCTGATCGAGGATCCGGTCCAGCAGCGTCTTGGCGGCATTGGCTTGGTCTGCGTCGATGACGCAGGACAGAGACATGTTGGTGGACTGCCGACCGCGGCGGCGCACGAAGGTGCCGTCGGCGTTTTCCCGGTAGTAGGCGTAGCTCTTGGTGCTGGCCTCGGCGCCCTGCACCACCGCGCTGATGCGGCCCGCGGGCGCCAAGAGCCGGCTCCACTGGCCCACGCTGATGTAGCCCACCGCGGCTTCCACGTTCGCGTTGTTGCGCGAGAGCGTGATGGTCACTTCTGCGCCCGGGTGCAGCGGCAGGTCCTTGAGCGTGTACGAGGTGGCGCGCTGCAGGTTGCCGAACAGGTACTCCCATTCGCCGAAAGCCTGCTCCCACAGGTCCAGGTGCACAGGCGGCACCAGGTCCGGGCCGCCCGGGCCGGCCCTCACTCGCACGTCGAGGGTGTCGGCCTCGATGCCGTAGAGAGCCAGGCCGGTCACGAAGCCCGGATTGAGCACGTAGGTCAGAGACCCGGGCCGGCGCGCCTTGGTGAACAGGTACTCGTCGAATGGCGCCGTCCGGTTGGTCGGCGCGCCCTCGTCCTTGAGCCAGAACTCCGCGCCAGCCGTCGATGACGGCGGCGTGGTGTTGCTGGGCGCGGCCTTCACACACTCGTAGGTGTAGCCCTCCCACACCCGCCGGTCCTTGACCGAATAGCTCGCCCCGGACACCCACAGCACCTCGCCGACGGACGCATCGACGGCGGGGATGTTGGTCCCCGCGCCGAACATGCCCGGCGTGATCGTGGTTGGCAGCAGGATGTTCAACTCATCACCTCCACTTGGTTCATGACCTCGACGCGCATGGCGTTGCCGCCCTCCGTCACCTGCTCCAGCTGGTCTGCCATGCCGGCCAGCGGCGCGGTGTTGTCCGCCGTCCGCTCGCCAGCAGCGCGCAGCGCCGCCACCTCCGCCCGCAGCGCCTGCAGCTCGGCCAGCACCGCACCATCCACGCCTTGCCCGCTGCGATCCAATGCCGCCATCAGGGCCCGGTTGTCGGCCGCCGGGATGATCCGCTCGCCCTTGTGGACGATGGCCGGCGTGTCGTAGGGCACGTAGTTCGTGCCCACCGCGAACGCAGGGATACCCACGCTGGCTGCAGCCTTGACCCAGTCCGAGTAAAAAAATCCACTCAGGATCGACAGATCATCCAGCGTGCCCCCAGCGGTGCGGATCGTGGTGAGCAGACCGATCAGGTCCCCCGTACCGTCGAACGAGTGGTACAGGCCCGAGAGCCCGTCCAACTTGGCGATCAACGCCTGGTCGATGACCGGGGTGTAGCCGATCGAGGTGCCCAGCGAAGTGACGCGCCTGTACTTGGCCTCTGGCTGCGCGGTAGTGCTGCCCGCGCCTGGGGCCGAGCCGCCCCACACCGCCTCAGGCCCACCACCCTGCGGCGGCTTCGTCGTCGGCGTTGCGGGTGGCTTGCCCAGAGCGGTTGCCAGCTTGTCGATCGCTGCGGCGACGCTCAGGGTGGCGTCGAAGGTCCCGTTAGCGATGTCGATCTGGCGGCGCCAATACTCCAGCATTTCCTGCTGGGCCTTGAGCTGCCGGTTGATCGTCTCGGTCTGCAGGTCCAGCGCCTTGCCCTGGTCCTCCAGCAGCTTGATTTGCTGCTCCGCTGCGGTCTTCTGCTTGCCGCTGATGCCCTCCAGGCCGGACAGCATGCCGGCCAGGACCAGGCGGTCCCGGTCCTGCTCGAACTGCGTGGCGTAGGCCCGAGTCTCCACCCCGCCGCGGGCCGCCCCAATGGCCTCCTGCAGCGGCGCCTGCTCCGGCAGGTAGCCCGTGGCGCGCGCTGTTGCCAGCGCCTGCTCCACGAACGCCCACCCCTGAGCCGCCTGCATCGCAGCAGTGCTCTCCACCTGCCCGTACAGCTCGCGCGCATTGCTGCGCACCAGGCCGAAGATGCCGGTGATGAGCGACAGCGATTCGTCCGCCAGCGCGCGCTGCTGCCCCAATGCCGTTCGTTGCGCATCGATGCCTTCCAGGAGCGCGTTGAGGCGCTCGCTTTCCAGCGTCGCGGCGTTCTGCAGGCGCCCGTAGGCGGCCTCCCGCCCCTGCTGCGCCTTGACCAGCGCCGCCGCTGCGTCCTCGGCCCGGTAGATCTCCTCGGCCATCTTCACCAGCGCGGGATCCAGCTTGGCGAGCGCGGCAAGCTCCTGGCTGCGCCGCAGCGCCAGGGCTTCGCCTTCCTTTCCCTGCGCGACGAGCAGTCGCTGGTAGAGGTCGATGCGTTTGGTCGCGGCCTCCTCCTGCCGGCGTGCGGCCTCTGCCGCAGCGGCTGCCGCGTCCTGGCTGGCCACCGCGACCGCGTCGAAAGCACCCGCGAGTTGGACCAACATGGCGTAGGCTTTGCGGCCGGACTCGGTGGTGAGGTCCTGCGCCTCAACCAACTTGCGGTACTGGGCCCGAGCGTCGCTAGCATCGATGTCCGGCAGCTTGATGTCCAAGGTGCCGAGCTGCTTCTCGAGCTGCTTACGCGCCGCGGCGCGCTGTTCTTCCGGGCTGTAAAAACGCTGGAAGTAATCGCCCGTGGCCGCCACGAACTTGTCGGCGTTGCCGAAGACGTCGATGAGTTTGCTCGCCATGTCCCCGCCAGCCAGGCTCGATTTGTAGAGCGTCGTGCCCAGCGTCTCAAACACGCCGTTGACCGTTGACAGGCTACCCGCCAGCCGGGTCAGCGTCGCGATCGCGTTTTCTCCCTCTCGAGCGAACTCACTCGCGACGTAGCGCGTGCGCGTGACGGTTTCGACGTCCTCGCGATACTCTCCCGGGTCGTTGAGGGTGTTATCGCCCTGCGAAGGCAGGCGCACCTCGAATGTGCGGCGGATCTTCTCGGTGGTGGTCACCCACGACCCAATGACCTGCTCTGCCAGCGCGTTGTTGGCCGTTGCCAGCGCCTCCTGAACCTTCTTGCTGATACCGTCTGCATCCAGCCCAGCGAAGCTGATGCCCAGCCCACCGCTATCGTCGATCGAGTCCGTGCCGACCGGCATTTTGTATGCGCGAACAGCCTTGGAGTCGATGCCCAACACATCAGCCATGTTGCCCACTCCAGTGCGCATGGCATCGTAGGCTTGTTGGATGGCATCAGACTGCTTTTTGCCTTGCGCGATCTGGTCTCCGTATCGGTCCTTGATGTAGCTGATACGGTCTTGCAACACGACGGCCCGGCGCGAAGCGGCCTGCCCCGATTCACGCAGGGTCTGCAACTCCTTCTCCGAATCGGCAAGATCCTTCCCAGGATCCTTGATGTTGTAGCTGGGACCACCAATCAGCGTGCCGCCGGTGCGCCACAGCTGGTACGCCGACAGGTCATCACCCCCGAGTGTGCCCCGCAGGCCGCCGCCCACCATCTGGCGGGACGCGAAGGCGCCGAACATGTTGGCGATGACCGCAGCGACAGCCAGAAAGGCGCCTGCACCGGCCAAAGCAGACATGCCGCCGGCACCTGCACCGCCAGCACCTCCAGCGGTGCCGTACGCCCCGTTGGTCGCGAGCAGCCCATCGATGCCGGTGCCTGTGGCGTTGCCCCACATGGTCCCGAATGCGTTTGCACCGGACATTGTTCCGCCCAGGTACTGACTACCGATCGTGTACAGCTGCGAGCCAGTGTTGTAGAGCGAGTATGCGTTGCTCGCCATGCCCATCGGACTGCCACCTGTGCCCCCGCCAAACGCCCCGAGCAGGCCGCCACCGCCGGTCATGCCGACAATTTGCCCTACGATCTGTACCACGAACGGCTGCAGGAACATCTTGTAGATCTGGTCCGCCACCGTCGTCTTGAACGTGGTGACCAGCGAGCGCGTGAAGCTCTTCCACCCGTCCTCGCCCCGGTTCAGCATGTCCGCGAAGCCCTGCCGGAAGATGTCGTCGTACTGCTTGACGCTGCTCTTCCACTCGTCCAGGAACACCTTGTTTGACGCGTTCGCCTTGGCGCGCGCCGCGGCGGCCGTGAGGCGTGCGATCTCCTCGTCGCGATCCCCCTGGTCGAAGCCCTCGTTCCTGTTGACGGCCGCGATCTGCTTCTTGAGTTCAAGTTCGATCCGGTACTGCTCGAGCGCCACCTCGCGCGCCTGCTCGGACAAGCCCATGATGGAGAGTTCGAACTCCATCATCTTGTTGGCCTCGTCGAGCCCCTTCACGTAGTCGGTGACGGCCTGGCGCCCAGCATAGACCGCGCGGGTGCGCTCGACCTCTGCCTCCGCCAGCTCCTTCTGCGTAACGACGTACTCCTGATACGCCGCCTGGGAGCGCTTGATGCCCGCCTTTTCGCGCTCCTGCGCCTCCAGCACGTCCACAAGCGCAAGGGCACGGGCCTTGTTTACTCCATGGAGCTCCTGCTCGATCTTGATCCGGTACTTCTGGGATTCGGTGAGGGCCCTGCCGCCTTCCAGCTCTGCGCGCTCCTGCGCAATCTTCTCCCCGATCGCTTTCGTCAAAGACTCGTAGGCGCGCGCTTCGGCATCCACGCCGGTCTTCTTTTTGCCATCACTGGGCACGCTCGGTCGCGCGCCCAGGTCCACGCGCCGCGGGTCCGTGGCGGCAGAGGCGTTTCGGCTGGCCCACCGCGCGTATTCCTCTTGCTCCTTGCGTGCCCGCATGATTCGCGAGGTTGTCGCATCCACCTCCCGGCGGGCCGTTTCGGCGTCGGCCACCATCTGCTCCCGGATGGCCCGGACACCAGCGAAGTTGAACTGGGCCGCCTGTACGGCTTGTGCAGCTAAGCCCCCGAGTTCGTTGCCAACCTGCTGGAGGGTGTAGGCCACATTCACGCCCAGCACCGCCACGGTTTCAAAGACGGTCCCGATTCCTTCCTGGATGGTTTTCAGTGCCCCGGTGGCTTCAGCGCTCCCGCTCGCAGCCTCCGTCATGGCTCGCAAAACGGTGGTTGCCTGCTCCACGGCGCCCGTGGCGAGCATCACGCTGTCGTAAATCAGGTTGCCGGTGTTGCGCTCGTTGACCGTGCGGAACAACTCATCCCAGGTGTCGCCAAGCGCCGAGATGGCGCCATCAAGGGTCTTTGCGCGCTCCTCCATGGCCCCGGCGAACTGGGCGTTTCCGATGTCTTCGAGGTACTTGACGATCTCCTGTGCGTTGTTGCCGATCGTCTTGCTGACGCCTTGGAAGGTCAGTTCTACCTTGTCCCCTTCCTGTTTGGCCTTGATGCCAAATTCGCGCAAGCGCTCGAACTCCGAGGTGGATGCGTCGGCTACAGCCTCGATCATCTGGTCAAGGCCCTTGCCCATGGCGCTCGCCGTGTTCCCGAAGCTGGTGAGCGCGGCACGGGTCGGCTCCAGGCCAAGGGACTTCATCTTGACGAATGCCTGAGTCGCTTGAGCAAGACCGAACGGGGTCTCGCGCGCGAAGTCCTTCAGCCAGGACATTTCCCGCTCTGCCGCCGCCGCGCCCCCGGCAACCGTCTTCAGGCTCGAGTACAGCACATCGAATTCGCGCTGCACGGACACAAGCTTTCCGACGAAGCCTGCGAACGACACGCCAGCGAGCACCCCGGCCAGCATGGGGCCGACCTTGGCGATCTCATCTCGCCAGCCGGTCGTCGCCGCGCGCGCGTTGTCCGTTTTGGCGCGCGCGCCGTCCAGCTGGTCCAGCAGCGGCTTGAGGGCCGCCACGTTCACGTTCCGCTGCGACGCAAGCGCTTCCCAGTACTCGCGGCTGGATTTGCTGCCGGCCTGCTGCTCGGCGATCAGGCGTTGCAGGCTGGCCTGCATCGACCGGGTAGCCGATTCCACCTTCTTGGACGCACGGTCCCCGCCCTCGCCCGCGGCGCCCATGCCCGATGCCGCAGCCTTTCCTGCTTGGCCGGCGGCCACGCCCAGGTCAGCCAGCGAACGCTTCACGCGGTTGACGCCGGCCTCCACGCCCGTGGTGTTCGAGCCAATGACGATTTCTTCTTTTAGGTCGTCCGACATACGCGCGCCCAATGAAAAAGGCCCCACGACTCGCGCCGTGAGGCCTTGGAAAAAGAAAACCCGCCGGAGCGGGTTGTGTTACTTACGTCTCAGTTTTCCTACGACTCGCCCGATCGACCGACCGAAGCTCACCGCTCCGGCCGACGGCCGAATCACTGCCGGAATATGTCCGGCAGCAGTTGCAAGCTCCCGGCCTCTAGGGGTGTCCAGAGGCACCCATTGGGCACTGCCACACTTGCTGCAGACCTCGTGCTTCGAACTCACGCGCCAGACCGAATAGATCAAGCCCGGCACGAGAAAGCAGAGCCACAGAACGACCTCAACCCAGAAATACCCGCGAGCGGCGGTCTTGGGCTCCGCGACGGTGCCACAGTCCTTGCATGCGACTTCCATATCCCCTCCTTACGGAAAGGGGGCATGTTACCGAATCAGGATTGCTTCATCGCTCGTGAAACTCCACATCCTTTAGCGAAAGTCCGTCGAAGAAGCACTTTGCGAAGCTCTCAGAGGGCCTGCTGGGTTGGTTCAGCAGTGCGTACTGGAGGGTGACGACCGTGCGGCCTGCTACGGCCCTATAGACCGTGCCGCCACTAAACGAACAGGGTCCAGTAAGCCGCGCTCTGACTGCCTCGCGACAGATCTCTAGAAGCTGCTGATCGTCCAGCCATCTGGCCTTGTCGTTCTGCGAAACGGTCTGGCGTTTCGCGATCACTTCATCTTCGGTGATGAAGAAACGTTTGCCGTTCGCGCTGTCAGCGTAGAAAACGATCTTGTCAGGAGGCGAACTTCGCACTTCGCTCAACGCCAGGATTTCAAGCCTGTCGCATCCTGGGGAGGACGCCACAATCTCGGCCGCCGGCCACATCAACGCATTGATCCTCTGTATCCCGTCGTCTCCCCATGCCGCATGCGTTTTCGGATACCCGTCCCGGGTAATCGGCATGACCGCACCTTCAGCAATGTCTCCCATATTCCTCTCCTTGTGGAATCAGCCATGCTACCCGACCGCGCCGCGGCCACTGGCGGCCCTAGGCCGCTTTGGCGTGCTGCTTCTGGAACTCGTGCGCCAGCTTGGCCAGCCCCTTCGGGGTGATGTGGCAGTACGGCGCGTACACCTCATGCCCGGTCCGCTGGTCCGTGAATTTCGCTTCCTTGTACACGAGCCGCCCGCCCTGAATGTGCTCCTGCCGGGCTACCCACCGGCCGTTGAGCCGGTACGTCCACCCGTGCTGGTGAAGCCAGCCGGTCAGCTGCGCCTCCTTCACGTCCAGCAGCTTCGCCGCCTCGCGCATCGTGACCGCCTTCTCGCCCGCGGTGATGAGGTCCAGCGCTCGAGCCTTCGGCTCAGCCACTGCCAGGGCCTCCGCCTGCACCTTGTTCTGCAGCGCCAGCATGTCGCGCTGCTCGATCGCCTCGGCGGCCAGGCGCAAGGCTTCGGGCATGGTCTGGGGCACCTTCGGCTGATCAAGCATCGCCTCCAGTTCCTGCCACCGTTTGTTCACCGCGTGGCGGTGCGGGAGGCTGTAGCCTGTCACGAGATCCAGGCTGGCCTGCTTTCCCAGCTCGAAGCAAGGAAGGCTGCGGCCAGTCGAATCCACGTAAGTGCTTGATTTCACAAGCTCACCCGCTTTTTCGGGTGAGTAGGTTTCGGCGTAGAAGTCCGCGAGTTTGCGGCAGTCCACCATCACATGGTCATGGCGCTTGCCGGTCAGCTCGGCGATTTCCCGGCTGGTCATGGTGACGGCATGGCCGAGCGTGTTGTTGACGAGTTCCATTTCAGCGCTCCCCATCAGGCCCGGCGCGGCGCCGGCAGAATTTCCATGAACCCCGCCTCCTGCATACCCACCACCGGGCAGCGGCCGCGGAGCGCCCGCAGGATGCCGACCAAGTCAGCGGCCTGGTCGCTCAGCGGGTGGAAGAGACGGCCCAGCCGGTCGAGCCGGGTGGTGATCGCCTCCACCTGGGCCCGGGCCATCGGGACGCGCAGCCCGCACTTGGTTTCCGCCTCGTCGCGCGTCAGCACATCGTTCGGGCCCACCGAGTACAGCGCCCGCGGGTTCAAGGCGATGCCCTCGTTCCAGTACTGCCAGAGCACGTCGTCGCACTCGTTCTGGTACTCGACCACCTTCGCTCGGGCCTCCTCATTTTTCACCCGGCCTGGATCAATCGTGGCGAGCCAACCAGGCAGTTTGCGAAGTGGGACGGCTGTCATCGCGCGGCGCTGACCTGCATCACCATGATGGTGATTCAGGTCCGATCCAACCATTGTCGAATTGACCATGGTTGAAGGTATCACCAAGTCGGTGATACCCCACCGGGCCTGATTCGCGGCCAGCTTCCTGTGCTGCGGCTGCCATGCGAGCCCCATGCCCTCGACGATCGGCTTCATCGGGGTGTACGGCTGCCCGTTGTGCTCCACGACATACAGATCGGCGCCATGAAACGGCACAGAGATTGCGCGACCGGCCGCGACTTGCGTAGAATTCGCCATGATTCGTTCCTTGTCAGGGTTCTGGATCAAGAAGCCCTGAAGCGCTCTCACCTGCTTCGGGGCTTCGCCGTTTTCAGGCCGCCGTTTTTTCATCTTCAGCCTCTCGATCACTCTTCGCCGGCCCGCGGCGCTCGGCATCGAGTCCACGCTTGATCAGGTACAAGATCTCCGCGTTGAGGGTTCGCTCGTTGCTGGCGGCGCGAACTTTCAGTTCCTTGCGCAGCCCATCCACATGGAAGCGCAAGATGAACTTGTCGCAGGTGGCGCTGGGAGGTGGTGCTTTTTCAGTCACTGGGCTCTTTCATGTGCTTGGTAGTGAATGGATACTAGTCGCCATGTGCGACTAGTAGCAAATACATATTAGTTATGTAGTCGCAATGTGCGAGTACCATTTGCGCATGAGCAAAGAGCTACCACCCAGCCGCACCGCCGAGCAGTTCGTCGTCCGCTTCCCAGACGGCATGCGAGACGAAATCGCTGCGGCCGCGAAGAAGAACAACCGCTCCATGAACGCCGAGATCGTTGCCCGCCTCCAGGACAGCTTCATTCGCACCCACTCTTCCCACTTGGCACCGCCGAGCGAGCCCTACGTGCGCGCGGTCATGGAAAGCGGAATCGTTTACGCACCGCGCATTTCCGACCTTTTGGCAGAGCAGAACGCGAAGCTACGGGAGCTCCTTGAAAGAGTTGAGGCCATGAACCAAGTGGCGGCCCCTGGCGCGCCTACGGAAGCCGCAGCAGGCCTCCAGGCTGACCCAAAGTTCGTAGATGCTGAAAAGCGCCGGGTCAGGCGGCCTCCGCGGCCTGTGGAGAAGTAGCCCCCGCCTCACTTCTGCCGCCCGATCTCCGCCAGCGCCGCGCGCTCCATCACCTCCAGGTCCGCGCGCAGCGCGTCCCACTCCTCTGCCGTGAGCCCCATGCGGTCCATGAGTGGGTAGAGGCTCTCCCAGCGTAGCCCGATGGGACCGGCCGGACCTGCGTACCACCTGGTGCCTACGCCGCGGAAGAAGTCGAAGGCCCGCCGGTTCGAGGGCCAGACGAACACGAAGTCCTCTTCCTCATAGTCCTCAAGCGACAGGCCGTGCGCGTCGAGTTCCTCCTGCGTGGGCGCCTGGCGGTAGAGGTCGGCCGCAAGCTCCCTCAGTTTCCCAGGCGCGCGCCTGCGTTCTGCTCGAAGTATTTCTCGGCGATGGCGCGGGCGCTGCCCAGGTAGTTGCGCACCAGCTTGCCGACGTGCTCGGCGTCGAACGGTTCGGCCAGCTCCCAGCCGCAGGCCACGTCCATCACCAGGACGGTGTCGTTCTCGTAGTCGCCCAGGCGCTCCATCAGGGCCTTGAACTCGTCGGAGTCGCGGTGGCGGAACGTGAATTCGATCTTGACCGGCTTCTTGCCGGGCACGGGGATTTCGGCCTTGGCCTTGAAGGTGGGCTCGGCGTCGAGAGGGAAGTCCTTGATCATTTTTTGCTTTCAGGTGGTGATGGAAAAAGACCCCTGCCGCATACGGTCGGCGGGGCGGGAAAGAGTGGCGGCGCGGGCGCCGCCGGGCCGGTGGATCAGGCCACCACGCCGCTGTAGCGCGTGGGGCGCGCGCGGCCGTTGAACGAGACGCGCAGGCGGTTGATCTGGCCTTCCTGCAGCACGGGAATGGGGTTCATCGCCACGTAGCAGGGCATGTACGTCGGGTTCTTGTTGCCCTTCATCAGGATGCGCAGCACCGTCTCGCTCTGCTCGTCCGACGCCTTGAGCACGGCGGCGTAGCCGGGGGTGTCGATGTCATCGTCGATCTCGATGGTGTAGCCCGTGGCGCTGAAGCCGTTGTTGATCTGGTACTCGTTCTCGTCCTCCAGGAACTCGTAGTTCACGGGCTTCGGCTCGCCGCCGCTGGTCTGCGGGTTCATGACCTTGGGCACCTGGATCCAGGTGGTGATCTTGCGGAACGATCCCGCGCTGGAGCCGGTCGGGAACGATGCCGTGCTCGAGGTGTCCACGCCCACCAGAGCGAACGTGGTGGTGGAGAGCTGGGCCACCTTGAAAATGCGGCGGTTCAGCTTCGTCCAGCCGGTGAGCAGCTCGATCACGTCGCCGTCCTGCAGGCCGTGGCCGGCGGCGGTGACGATCGCCTCGCCCGCGTTGGAGATGACGGTGATGGGCACCGCGTTGTCGAAGCCGGTCGCGATCGAGAACGTCGCGCCTTTGGGGAGCTGTGCCATGGTGGGCCTTTCAATGAAAAAGCCCGCATGCGCGGGCGTGGTTGTTGCCCTCTCGGGCGAGAAAAGAAGTGCCGCCGCGGGCGGCCGGCGGGCCTATCGGGCCGCCCAGATCGAGAAGTCCTGCCGGCAGCCGTAGAGCTTGGTGTCCTCCTCGTACGTGCTGGTGTGCGCGCCGAGGGCCTCGACCTGCAGGCCAGGGGCGGCCAGCAGCGCCGCCTCCACCTGTAGCGCGAGCGCCACGGCCTGCAGCCGGGTAGACGCCCAGCACGCGATCTGCATGCGGGCGTTGCGCTTGTCGGGCAGCACGTCGTCCGTGTAGTTGATGGCCCGGCCGCCCACCTGCTGGTAGACGATGCGCGGCAGCGGCGCGCCGGCCGGGCCGACGTCCGGGTACGCAGCCCCGCCCACCAGCGGGCCCAGGGCGGCGAACAGATCGGCTTCCAGGCTCATCGCATCCCGGCGCGCAGCCGCTCCCGCATGGTTTCGCGCACGGCCTGCACCGCCGCATCGCGCACCGCGTCGTAAGCCGGACGCAGGAAGGGGCGCGCAGCCATCTTCGAAGTGCCGAACTCCACGAACCGCGCGTAGAAGGCCTCGCGGCCGTTCCAGGAGATCCGGTAGCGGGCATTGCCCTCGCCGGACTGCTCACGCATGTAGGCTTGGTAGATGCTGTCGCGCAGGTTGCCGGGCTGGTAGGTCTGCTTCTTGCCTTTGGTGCTGTGCGCCTTGCCCGAAACGGGCGCGCGCTTGCGCACCTCGTCGTAGAACACCTGCGCGCCGGCCTGGGCCGCCGGGCGCGCCGCCTTGGTGGCGGCCTCCGTGAGCTTGTCCAGGCGTTTGCCGATGCGGGTGTGGTCGAACTGGATGGAAATCACTTCACCTCCCTGCAGACGAGATCGACGTGCTCGCGGCGCGCCGCGTCCGGCAGCACGGCTTCGATTGCGTAGACGGTGGCGCCGTGCAGCGCGCGCATGCCGCGCTGGACATCGGTGCGCCAGCGCACGCGGATCGACACGCGAACTTCGGACACGGGCACGTCGGCCTTGATGGCCCCCAGCCCCGACGGGCTGCGGATGCTGGCCCAGGCCTGGCCCACGGTCTCCCATGGGCCGGTGATGGGCTGGCCGCTCGCATCCTGGCCGGTGGGCTGGCGCTGGATGGTGATGCGGCGGTTCAGGTCTCCTGATCGCATGGTCAAAACCCCGGAAAGATGCGGTGCGGGCGGAGGAGCGCGCGCGGACCGAACGGCATCTCCGCCACGGCCGCGCCCACCACCACCTGCTCGCGGTTTGCGTAGAGGTGCCCAAGCGTCATCAGGATGGCGGCCTCCACTGCCTTGTTCGACACCATCGGGTGGTCGCCCGCAGTGCCGGCCGTCACGGCGGCGGCCATCGCCTCGGCGCTCATGAACACTTGGCGGTTGAGGTAATCCAACACCGATTGCTCGGCCGCGCCAAGGTAGAGCGCAATGAGGGCGTCCTCGTCGCCAGCCTCGGCGCGCAGGTGCGCCAGCGCCTGATCCTGCGACACAAGCGGCATGCTCAGTCCTTCGGCAGCAGCGCGAGCAGTTCGGCCTTCTTGGCCTTCGGGTCGAAGTCGATGCCCTTGGCCGTCAACGTTGCGCGGATCTCTTCCACGGTCAGCTTGGCGTCTCCGTTGGCGTCGTCCGTGTCGCCGGCGAAGTGGCGAGCGGTAGCGTGCAGCTCGGACGGCACGTCGTCGCCGACTTCGTACGTCACCGGGTGGAACTCGCCGTTGGGCACGCCCTGGAATTGCTTGGTCGCTTTCATGGTGTTCTCCTGTGGGCGGGCCGGAGCCCGCCCGGGTCATCAGGCTGCGGCGACCTTGAGCGCCTTGATCACGTCAGGGTTCAGCAGACCGCCGCCCACGCGCTTCGTCGTGTAGAACTGCACGAAAGGCTTGTTCGTGTAGGGGTCGCGCAGCACGCGCACGCCGGTGCGGTCGATGATCTGGTAGCCGCGCTTGAAGTCGCCGAACAGCGCCGGGATCGAGTTGGCGGCGATGTTGGGCATGCCGGCCACCGTGGTGACGGGGTATCCCGCGATCGTTGCTGGCTGGCCCGCCACGTAGCTGGGCTGCCAGAGGTAGTTGCCCTGGCCGTCCTTCAACTTGCGGATCGTGCCCTGGCTCGTGCGGTTGATCACGAACCGTGCATTCCCCGTGTACTCCTCGGGCAGCGCGTAGATCAGGTCGATCAGCGCATCGGCGGTCACCGCGCCCACGGCGCCGGAGCCCACCGTCTTGATGTCGCCCCAGGGGTGCGCCGCCGCATTCGCGCCGCCGGTGACGTACGTGAGCAGACCGTTCGGGCGGTCGTTCGCGCCGGAGCCCGTGAGGAAGGCGATGCCCTCCTGGTAGGCGAACTCGGTTTCCACCTCGCCGGCCAGCCAAGCCTCGAGATCGACCTCGGCGTCGTCCAGCAGTTGCTGCGTGGCCGCCGGGTTGGCGTACAGCTCGCCAGGCTTGTACGTCATCGGGCTGAACGTCGGCGTGTTCGTCTGCGGGCGCGGAGAGGTTTCGCCGACCCAGCCGGACGTGGTGCCGAGGTTGTTGAACAGCTTCGTGTAGCCCGCGGTGGAAATGTTCTGCACGTTCGCGATCGAGCGGATCGGCGACACCTCCACCAGGCGGCTGGTGATGGAGCGATCCCATTCCACCGGGGCGAGATAGCCGCCCTCACTGGCAGCCCCCTTGTTCAGGGCCGCCTGCACATCGCCCTTCGTGAAGTGGGCACGGAACGCGGCGCTGTACTCCTTGTCCGCGAGCGGCTTGGCGCCGCCACCGCCCATCTGCGCCGAAGCGATTTTGGTGTGGGCGTCCTCGGACTCCTTCTGCAGCCGGTCCAGGTGGGCGTTGATCTTCTGGATCGCTGCCTCCTGGTCGGCACCGGACTTGCCGGCCTTGATCTCCTCCAGCTGGCGGGTGTGCTCGGCCTTGAAGTCGGCGAACGCCTTGTTCATGCCATCGATCAGCGCGCGGATCTCGCCCGGGCTGGTGTCGGCACGCACGACCATCAGGCCGCGGGGCACGGGCTCTGCAGCGGCCAGGTCGGCCACCTTTTGCAGCGCCATGGCATGCGCCGATGCTGCGGCCATGGAGAGGATTGCGGCCATGGCCGCGAGGGAAACGATGCTTCGCTTCATGTTCATACCTTCAGGGAGTTGGTGAGGGATTGCAGCAACGCTGCGGTTTCGCCAGCGCCCGGCATGGCGGCTTCTGCGGCAGCGCTCGGCTTGCCAGAGAAAAGGGCTTTGAAGGCGTCGCGGCGCACAGCCCGGGAATGCCCCGCGCGCGCCATCGACGCCTCCACGAGCGCCAGCGTCTTGCGCTCGACGTGAGCACTGGCGTTCTTGGTGATTTCCTTGCCGTCGATCAGCCCCGTCGCAAATCCGTCCTCGACGGCCTGCGCAGCACCGATCCACGTTTCCTTGTCCATGAGCGCGGCAGCCTCGGTTGCCGAGATGCCAGCGCGGGCGGCGTACACACCTGCCATCGCAGCGTCGAAGGGCTCCAGGCGCTCGGCAGCGTCGCGCATGTCGTGGCGGTTTCCAACAGCCACGGCCCAGGCGTTGTGCACCATCAGGAAGGAGCCGTCCCCCATCAGGATCTCGTCCCCTGCCATGGCGATGATCGAGGCCGCCGATGCCGCGAGCCCCATTACGCGCACCGTCACCTTTCCCTGGTGCTCGCGAAGCAGGTTGTAGATGGCCACGCCCTCGAAAAAGTCGCCCCCGGGCGAGTTGACGTTGACGGTCACATCCTTGCCTGCTCCTATGGATCGGAGCGCGGCGCCGATCCTTTTGGCCGTCACCCCGCTGCCATCCCAGCTCTCGCCGATGGCGTCGTAGATGGAGATCGCGTTGTCGCCCTCGGCCGCGGCGCGCACCTCCGGCTGCCACCGCTCGAGCGCATCGGGGCGGGCGTCGAACTGGGCGGCGCCCAGCCGATGGTCAGCGCGGATCTCAGGTAGCTTTTTCAGGGTCATTGGGTGCTTTCTTCCCCGAGGGATCGCCCAGGGTGTCGAACTTGGCGTTCTTGTCGGCCGGGTAGTCGGCCAGGTCACGGATTTCGTTGGCCGTGTGCCAGGGCTGGTGTCCGCCGGCGCCGAGCGCCTTGGCGAAGTAGTCGGCCTGATCCTTCAGGGTGCCGCGCAGCAGTGCGCGCTCGTTGAACTTGAACTGCATCCGACCCAGGTCCGCGTCCGCCAGAAGCGATCGCGCTAGCGCTTCTTCCCAGGCCCTGAACCAAGGCGCGAGGGTGAACTGCACGAAGAAGATCCCCAACTGCTCAATCCCCGAGCCCCAGCTGGTGTCGTCCATCATGAGCAGCGGCCGCGGCACGCCGTAGAGCCGGGCCACCTCTTCGATCTGGTGGTTGCGGTTCTCGACGTGCTGGGCATCGCGCCCGGTGGAGGACCACTTCGAAGCCTTGGCCCCTTCCTCCAGCAGCATCCACTTGCCCGCGTTGTCCGCGCCAGCGTGGTCGTTGTCGAGGGATGCGCGCATGCGCTCGTAGGCCTTGTCGGAAAGCGCATCAGCGACCTCAATCGCTCCACCCGCCATCACGCCCTTCTCGAACACCCGGGCCGCGGCGCGCTGGGCGCCTTGGGCCAGCGCGAAGACCTCCTCCGACAGCTTGCGCCGAGACAACCCCGTGACACCATCCAGGGACAGGTCGCGCAGGTGCAGGACTTCTTCTTGGTCCAGCGTGATCTGCCCGCCGTTCTCCGTTTGGCAGCGGTACTGCATGCGGTAGTTGCCGCCGAGCTTGGCGTCCACCTTTCCCTTCTCGAAAGGGATCAGGTGGATTGGCCGACCGGCGGCCCGGATGATCCGTGCGTAGGCGTTGCCTTCCGTCACCAGCAACAGCTGCATCTGGCTCTTGAACTCCATCGGCGTTTGCCAGGGGTTTGGCTTGAGCCGCAGCAGCTTCTGGCCGGGATGGTCCGCGGCAACCCGCTTCTCGCTGCCGGCGATCAGGAGGTTCACCGGCAACATACCCAGCCCATTGGCCAGAAGGGACAGGCTGCGCAGCGCTGCGGTGTTGCGCAGCATGCGATTGGCCTCACTTTGCTGGCCACTGCGGATGAACTCGAGCAAGGCAGGATCGTCCAGGCCCGTGAAGGTAATGGAGCTCGTCGCCTCCGCGCGCGGGCGCGACTGCGCCTCCGCCGAGGCGCCCCGGCGGAGAAAGTCAAAAAAGCCCATGCTGGTCCTTACAGGTAGCGGAAGCCCCGCTCCTCGTACACGGAGCGGCCTTTCGCCTTCGGGTTGAGCGCCATCAGATAGACGGCATCGAAAACTGCCATGAGCGGGTCGATCTTCGCGAGCCCGCTGGCCTGTTTGGTGATCGAGATGGCGTTACCCACCTGCACCACCTTCGCATTGCCCACGCACCACGCCATGAGCGCGCTGCCGGCGTGCACCATCCGCTGCGCCGCCAGATGCCTTTCCGCCGTCTTGATTGCCCCTTGCATTTGCCAGCCTTGCGGGATGCCCACCACGTCATCGGCTTTCACCGGGCCGGGCTCTTCTTTCGTGCCCACCAGCGCGTCGTAGATGCCGCCAAGGCCAGCGCGGTCCACGCCCACCTTGTCCAACAAGCCGGCGTCCGCCACCTGGGTGACGATTCGCACCACGTCTGCGATGTCTTCGCCCACGCGCTGCACCAGCACCAGGTCACCCGCCGCGGCGAAGTCGCGGTAGCGCGCTTCTTCGGACTTTCGGCGCTCCAGCGCGATCGGGTGCAGCCACGCCCGGGCCCACACCAGCCACCGGCCCGTGTCGATCTCGCGGCCGACCACGGCCAGGCCCAGCATGTCGTCCAGGCCGCCGCCGTCGATGCCGACGGTGACCACCTCGCTGCGCTGTAGCAGATCCTCGAGCGAAAACACCGGCACGGCCGCTGCCAGCCAGAAGTCGGCGCCAAGCCAGCGGTCGCTGCGCAGGTTCAGGCCGATCTCTACGTTCAGGTGCTTGGCGAAGAACTCCTTCAGGCCCTGCTCGCCCTTTTCCTGGGCTTGGCCGTACAGCTGCTCGATGCGCTCTTTGTCCACCGACGCGCCCCAGTTGGGGTTGGTCACGTAGGCATTCGCCAGGTCGTGGTGAGCCTGGGCGTCCAGCATGTGCTGGGGGAACTCGTAGATGATCGGCAGGAACTTGCGGTCGATCTTCTTGCCGTCCCGCACGTTCCGCGCGTAGTCCAGCTTGGCCTTGAACTCGCCCGCGGGCGGCTCTTCGGACTGCGTTGTGGCGTAGATCACAAACCCCTCGGGCCGAGACGCCAGCCCGCCCGTAGCCTCCAGGAGCATGTTCGAAGCACGGCCCTTCTTGCCGAACTCGTGCAGCTCGTCCACGAACACGAAACTTGCCTTCTTGCCGGTAACCGTCGCCTCGTCGGCCGCCACCACCTTCAGGAACGCGCCGGTTTCGTTGTGCGTCACCAGTCGGTTGTAGTCCTGCACCTTGAGCAGGGCGCCCAGCTCGTCATCTTGCTTGATGAAGTCGCTGATGGGCTTGTAGCTGTTGTTCGCCACCTCGATGGTCGGGCTCAGGATCAGCAGCTCCGCCGAGTCCCGCCAGTTCATCAGGAGCGCGGTGAGCATGATGGCCGCGGCGATCGTGCTCTTCGCATTCTTCTTGCTCACCATCAAGAAATACTCGTTGATCAGTCGCCGGCCCTCCGGGTTCTCGGCGCCGAAGATCGTCCGCACCAGATCCCGCAGCCACGGGCGGGCTGTCTCGCCGATAGTCAAGCCGCCCAGGTCCTTCAACCGCAGCTCGCTGCAGATCGCCCACGCCTCATCCGCGAGATCGGGGAACAGGGGTGGGCTGACGATCAGGCTGTCGCCCCGAACGATCCGATCCTCCCAGTCAACGCAGGCTGTCGTCCACTCCATGTCCGCCTCCGGCTCTCACGCCGGAGACCGGCTATACGCTCTTTCCACCTGCTGCCACGAGCTTCGGCGGTGCTCGGCGGCTGAAGCGTCCCGACCCCGCGGCCTTTGCCTTCTGCTCCGCCTCTGCCTTCTTCGTGCTCTCGCCCTTCTTGGCGTGCACGTAGGGCGCCGCGAGCTGGGCCGCCTGCATGCGCGTGCGGTCGTCCTGGCCCTTGTCGCGCATGACCTGCAGGAGGAAGTCCAGCGGCGTGAGCGCGCTCAGGTCTTCCTCGGCTGGCGGCTGTGGCGGCCGCTCTTGGCCGAATGGCCAGTTCGGATCGGTCTTGTACCCGTCCGCATCCAGCGGCGGCACCTCGGTCTTCTTGGCGGCCCGCTTCTTGACCGGCTTCGGCGCGGCAGCGGGTGCGGATTTCTTCGGGCGGCCCGCACCAGGCCGCGCACCACCTCTTGGCATGGCGGCCTCCTTTGAATTCTTTGATTTCCGCCCCTCCGGAATTCATACGCAGGGGATTTTTTCTGCGCGTGCGGAACCGTGCGGTATCCAAGGGAAAGGGTTCTAAAGTTTCACCCACCCCCTCCCCTCAGCCGATCGATGCACCGATCTGGTGCGCCTGGGCGACCCTCGACCGCCCGGCGGTGCCCCGGGGAGGCCCCTACCGCCCCGCAGGCGGGGCGATCTCATCCCAGGCCTCCTCTCGCCCGCTCCTGCGCCTCTCGCGCCGTCTTGGCCGCGTGGCAGTCCGGGCACAGGCACTGCCGGTTGTGGTCGGCGTCCTTGCCGCCCTGCCACAGGGGCACCGTGTGATCCAGCTCGAACGGGTCAGGCGTGCCGGGCGTGATGTCGATCAGCTTGCCGCAGCCCTTGCAATGCGGGCCATCACGCAGCCAGATGCGCAGCCGCGCCTCCTGGCGTGCGCGCCCCCGATCCCGATGGGTCGCCCCAATGCGCGGCGCCTGCTGCAGCCGTGTGGCCTGGGCCATCTGGATGCGCTGGTTGGCGGCAGGGATTCGGGGGCGCTGGCTCATGTCTTGGCATCCATCGGTCTACGGGGCTTGTTCTGGCCCCGCTGGCGCCTGCCGTCCGCTGTCCAGCACCACAGCTTGCGGTGGAAACCCCCGCCTCTTCGGGCGGCCGGCGCTGGCTGCCGGAGTCGGTTGGTAGGCGCCACCACCTGGGGCATGGCGTCCCTGGCGGCGATAGAGGCGTGGTGGATGCGCCCCGGTGGTGGCAGCTCGGAGCACCCGAGTGGGTGCGATGTGGTGGTGATCAGCCGGCCAGCCGGTCCTTCAGCGCGTACCCCATGAGGGGCCAGATCTTTTGCTCGGCGTTCTGCCGTGCAATCTTGCGGCCGATCTCGGCATCGAAGTTCTCGGGGCTGGCGCAGGCGCTCTCGCCCGTCACGGTGAAGCCGTTGCGCAGCACCAGGACGCAGAACGTGAGCAGGTCAAGGGGCGCGGGGGGCTCGATCGTCCCGCCTTCCTCGATCGTCAGCGCCGCGGCGCCCGCGAAGCCGTCGCCTGCGGTGAAGTAGTGCTCGGAAACGATGTTGGCCTGCAGGTCAGCCGGGGTGACGCGCGCGGCGGTCTTCCCTTTGGTCTGGATCTCCTGCTCGATCATTTGGTCATTGGCGGTCATGGAGGCCTTTCGTTTCGGAAAAAGAAAAAGCCCGCAGGGCGAACCTTGCGGGCTTTGGTGTATCGGGCGCACCTGCGGCTGCCGTTGGGCAACCGCTGGAAGCGCTCACGACTCAGTGTCGCGGTAAATTGGCGCGATTGTGCCAGATCGTGTCAAGCCGCGCAAGCGGTACGCCGTCCAGAAGCTGCGCAGGCCCTCCAGCCGGTCACGCTCCCACGCCGCGGGCGCCACGCCCAGCCGGCGGCGCGCGGCGTGGTGCGGCACGCGCTGGGGGATGTAGTAGGCGTGCAGCACACGCCGATACTGCATGGGCACCACCACGAGGGCATGCTGCACGCGCATCGCGTCGAAGTCGGCCATGAACGGCACCATCGGCTCGTCGCCGCGCGTGGGCGGCGGCACGTACTTGCCCTCGGCGCTGGCGCACGTCCGCTTGACGTAGCGGTCCTGGGCCCAGCGGCCGTAACGCTCCAGCAGCTCGTCGGCCTGGCGCTGCTCGGCATCCAGGCCGGCCGACGCGGCGCGCTTGGGGGTCGGGGCTTTCGCCCTCTCGTGGATCTCAACGTACATGGGCAGCCCCTTCTTCTGGTTGTTGGATGCCTGCGGGCCAGAGGCCCAAGGCGATGATGCGGCGCTGCGTGTCAGCGATCCATGCCGGCTCGATCGCGCGGCGCGCCGCCTTGGGCAGCAAAGCCCCTTGATCGAACAGGCTGTGGCAGCCGGGCGTGCCCGGCCGGTCGGAGCAGAGCGGGAAGCTCTCCAGGTCGCAGACCTTGAGCCCCATGCCCTTGCCGGTGTTGGCGTGGGCGCACTGCGACAGCCCCGGCACGCCGCAGGCCATGCACGGCAGCGAGGCGACCAGCCGGCGGTAGTTCTCGCTGCGCACGGGCGCCGCCTTGGGCACGGCCGGCGCGAGCTCGTCGCAGGCCACCACCACCGATGCCCGGGGCGTCACCTCCGCCATGGCGCGCGCCGCGCGGGCAGCGAGGCGCTGCTCACGATCGGCCGCAGGCGCTGCTGACCGCTGGGCGCGACGGAAGCCGGTCCGGCGCATCATCGGGCGCCCTCCCGGAGATCCTGGGCGCGCCGGTACGGCCACGCCACCATGGCCGCGTCGCGGGCGTGCTCGTTCGAAGAGCCGGCCCAGCCCGTGGTGCGCGCGAACGCCACCGCGTCCAGCTTGGCTCCCTTGTTCGCCGGGCTGATCCCGTGCGCCGGGATGCCCAGCTCGCCGCACACCTCGCTGATCAGCCGGCACCAGGCGTCCACCTGGCCGACGTTGCGCGCCATCTTGGCGCTGGCGGCGCCGCTGCGTCCGCGCGTCCAGGTGTGGCTTTGCAGCCGCGAGTCCTCGAACACCACCCGGGCAGGCTGCCGGCCGCGGATGATCCGCTCGATGTGGTGCGGCGGCACCGTCTCCAGCTCGGTCAGCTCGCCATCCACGTAGGTCGCCACGCCCGTGTGCACGCCGGGGTCCATTCCGAGGATCAGCATGCGGCCGCCCTCCCGGGCATGAGCCCCGTGAACAGCCCGCCCATCTCGCGCCACGTCTCGCCGCGGCGCACCTGGGTGATCGTCGGCTTGCTGACGCCGTAGCGCTCGGAGAGGACTGCGGCGGGCTCCCGGCTCGCGCGGATGGCGTGCACCTTGTCCCAGTCGAGCTTGCCGCGCTGCTGGTGGGCCCGGGCGATGCGCGCGCGCTGCAGCACGGTGATGCTCCGGCCCTTGGCCAAGTCCTCGCGCCGGCCGCGCACCATGTGCGTGTACTCGACGCACGCCTCGTGGCAGTCGGCCCTGCAGCGGATCGTCTGCTGGTAGCCGAGCGGGCCGCGCTTGATCTGCCACACCATGCGGCGGGTGGACGTCGGCTTGTCGTCCGGGCCGAACCGCACCATCGGGCCTCGCTTGGGGTCCACGTAGCCCGTCCACACCATGCAGCCGTCCACCGGCTTGCAACGCCCCTCGATCAGCTGCAGGCGCATCTCGTCGGTCAGCACCCAGGCGGCCGCAACGTAGTAGGCGAAGCCGTCCAGGCGGATCAGGCGGATCTCGCCCACCTCCACCAGCCAGTCGATCACAGGCCGGAGCCTGGCGCGGACCGATGGCGACCTGGACCCCGCCAAGGCTGCGAAGCTGACCGGGCCCCGCTTGATGCGCTCCAGCACCGTCATGTTCTGCGAATCGCCTTGCGTCATTGCCATTTCTGCCTCCCTTCCATACCCAGGGCCTGGCGCGCGCTGCGCAGGCTGTAGGGCGTGATCCGCTCGCCGGCAGCAGCGCGGGCAATGATCGAGCGCGCCCAGTCCTTGCTGTCTCCCCGAGCCTCGTAGCTGACCGGCGCGCGCGGCGCGGCCACGGGGGCCGGCAGGCGCGGCAGGTTGTTCTCTTCGGCGTAGGTCTTGCGCGGCGTGATGGCCTCGCAGGTCTTCTCGAACTGTGGAAGGTTCGGGGCGAACTCGGGGTTCTCTGCCTTCAGGCGCTGCGCCGCGGCCTCGATCACGTCCGGCGCGAACTTGGCCAGGGCAGCGTCCCATACCAGCATCGCGGCAGCCACGCCCTTGTCGCCGCCGGCCTCGGACTTCTCGCCGGTGGCGAACTTCGACAGGAAGAGGTTGCCGTAGGAGCCGTGCAGCAGCACGAACAGCTTGCGAGTGGTGGGCGAAGCCTCGCGCTTGGGGCGCGGCTGGTGGGCCGCTTGGTGGATGGCGTCGTGCGCCAGGGTGGAGATATCGTTCACAGTTCGACTCCGTCATAGATGGTGGCGGCCGCCGCTGCGTACCGCACCTCGGGCGGGCCGCGCCGCGCGCCGCCGCCAGCCCCGCGCTGGGCGAACTTCACGGCGTTTCGCAGCCATGTACGAAAGCCGGCCTGCCAGTCCTTGAAGACCGTTCCGCGGGCGGTGTGGTGGTCGAGGAAGTTCGCCAACTCGGCCTGCAGGTCGATTCCGGACCGGGTCGCCATGTCGGCAGCGGTCTGGTCGGGTTCGAAGTTCGTCGGCAACGTGCAGCCCCGGCTCGGCTTGGCCGGTGCAGCAGCAGCGGAACGATTCAGTGATGGTTCACTGATGGTTCTGTGACGGTTATTTGCGGGTGCAACCCGTTGCACCGTTTCCCGCTCCGGATTGCACCCTTTCGTGTCGTCCGTTGCACCCTTTTCGTCGTGGATTGCACCCTTTTGGATGGGTGCAATTTCTGCACCCTTTATCCAGTCGAGGGAAATCCGGTATTCGCGGGTCATGGAGCGCCCGCCGTTGCCCGCGCTGACCAGGATCAGCCAGCCCGACTCCTCCATGCGGCGCAACTGGTACTGCACGCTGCGCACCGACTGGCGCGTCTTCTCGGCCAGGGTCTCCACGCTGGGGAATACCTTGGTGCCGTCGTCCGATGCGTGATCAGCCAGGGCAAGCGCCAACAGCATCTCGCCGCCGCCGTTGGGGTAGCGCTCGAACACGGCGGTCATCACCTTGACGCTCACGAGGCCTCCCACACCCGCGCGTTGCCGCGCATGAGGTCCTGGCCGCCCAACTGCACCACCCGGGCCTTGCCAATGGCGCGAAGATCCGGCAGCCGGCGGTCGATCTGCACCACCGTCAGCCCCGTGCGGGCCTCGAGTTCGTGGGCCGTGGCCGGGCCGGCGGCCAGCGCCTGCATGATCCGGGCGCAGTGGTTGCCGGCGAAAGCGGCTGTGCCTTCCGCGGCCTGGACGCTGGAGATAGGGTCGTGCGCACGCACAAGGTGATTGGTGGTCATGCCTGCGCCCTCCCCGCGTTGTCCGCGGCGTGCTGTGCGTTCAGGGCGGCGGCCACGCCCTGCAGCGCGGCGACGGCCTGGCCGATCTCGCGCAGCACCTCGCGCTTGTCGTTGTCGCTGATCGAGCCATCCGCCTGGGATTGCGTCACGACCACCAGGACATCGGCACTCTCGCGCACAGCGGCAGCCGTAGCCGTGCGCAGGCAGTGGCGGGGCGCGCCCATGCCGATCACGGGCAGCGAGAGCATGCCGGCGCCGAACGAAAAGACCGTGCCCAGGCCTTGAGCCCCGGCGCTGCCGGCCTCGTGGCACATCGTGGCTATCTCCTCCGCATCGGCCAAGCCCATCTTGTGGCTGGTGCTGGAGCCGCTCAGCTCCTTGCGCAGCACCTCATCGGACTTGCCGAGGCGCGCGGCCAGGGCGGCACGGCCGCCGGGGTAGTTGGCGACCATGCGTCGCAGGGCATCGAGAGAGTTCATGTCCGGGGCTCCGAGAAATGGACGTGGACGACAGGGGTGGCGGCGGCGACGATGCGGGCATGGACAACAAGACCAGCCCCAGCACCTCATCCAGCCGTAGCAGCGCGCGCGGCGCGGTGGTGGGCGCCCGCCTCTCCCGGGCAGTACGATGGAGTTCTCACACAACCATCGCCTGGGAGGGCGGACAACATGGCAAACCTTGGACAACCTTTCGTCATCCAGAACACCGATGGTCCGACCTGGTTCGTGACGTGGCGGGATGCTGTGGAGACACCAGCGGGAGAAACGGTGTCGTTCACGGTGGAGATTCCTCGCAGCGCGAACCTGACGCTTGGGGAGGCGCAGCGGTTTGCGATGAAACGGGCTGCAGAGCTTCTGCAGATTGCGATTCGCGGCACCAGCGACCAGTAGCCCCGCACTCGCAGCACCACCGCGTGAATCCGTCTCTCGGACGGTTGACCAGAACAACGCGCCGGGCGCCGCACCGCGGGCAACAATCGCGCGCGGTGCCTTTCGCTTGGCCTTCCTGTTTCCCAGGCGCCACGGGCCCCGCGTTTTCCCAGCGCCTGAAAACATCCAAGGTGCGAGTTGCCCGCGAGGAAGCCTCGCTCCGCAACTCCGCCAACTCGGCGCGCAGCGCTCGAGCCTCGGCAGCCAACTCGCTGACCTCGGCGTGCCGGTGCTCCAGCGCCCGATCAATCCGGTTGCTCTGGCGGATCAGGGCTGCCCCAAAGGCAACCTGCGCGAGGGAGAAGAGGACCGGCCAGATGTCAGCCATGGCTTACCTCCTTCTTGGTGGGGCCCAGGTCTCGCGCCGCGATCAGGTCCCGGATGTCGGCCGGAGTGGGAAATTTGCGGCCAGATTTCAGCCACTCGCACAGGGCCGCGACGACCACCTCCTCGTCAACGCACCCTACTGCTCGGAAGAACACGCGCATCGGCTCCAGGTCACTGAAGCGCGGATGCCCGAAAATCTCCACGCAACTCGCCAGCAGCGCCATAGGCTTGGAACGGGGCAGATCAAAAAACGCAGGAGCATTCATGGCTACGACTTTCAAAAATCACTCAACAACAGAGATCCAGGAAGCGATCGAAAAGGCGCTAGGCGAGCTCTTCGGCGGCCCGGTGGCGGTGAACATTCGCAAGGTGGTGCATCACACGCCGAGCGGGGTGGCGTTGGTCACTTCGAACTCGGCATGGAGCGTGGACTTGGAACTGCACGTAAAGGACGAGCCGCCGGAGATGGATCTCAACCAGCCGTTCTGAACGGCTCATGGCAGTTGCGCCTCCTTGGTGGGGGCGGCCTTCCGCAGGGCGTCAGGGATGGGGATGCTGCGCCGGACGCAGGCCGCGATCACCCGGTCCTGCAGACGAGGAGGCAGGACGTCCGGCCATTGCGACACGGCGGACGACTTGATCTGGATGGCCTTTGCCGCCTCCGCTACGGAGCCGCCAAGGAGCGCGATGGCTTCGGACTTTTGCATGCGCTCATGTTAGCACTCTTACATTGAAATGCAAAGCATGCTAACCGACGTCGCAAGTAAGCTAACTTACATGACTACCTTGGAAGAACGCATCTCCGACTTGATGGCTACGACCGGCTGGACGGTGGGGCGGATGGCAGAAATCGCAGGCGTCTCCTCGTCTTCCGTGTCGCAGTGGAAGAAGGGTGAAACCAAGTCCATTTCCCTCGAGCCGGCCATCCGCCTTGAGCGGGAGAGCGGCTACAGCGCCCTATGGATCGCGAGTGGAAAGGGGGAAAAACTCGCCAAGATGCCGCCCACTCATCAGGAAGACGGGGCAGAATTTGCTGGACAAGCAAGAAAGCTCAGGAGGGTGCCGATCGTGGGGACAGCGAAGTTGGGGGCTGACGGGTATTACGAGGAGTTGAGCCCCGTCGTGGGAGGCGGCGACGGGCACATGGACATCGCTACGGCAGACGTGAACGCCTACGGGCTGCGGGTACGCGGGCAGAGCATGTTCCCGGCGATCCGCGATGGCTGGTATGTGGTGGTTGAACCCAACAGCGAGCCGGCGGCCGGGGAGTATGTGCTTCTCAAGCTGAAGGACGGCCGGAAGATGGTCAAGGAGCTGTTGATTCGCCGGCCTGGCTCCGTCGAGGTGGTGAGCGTCAACGGCGGCGAGCGAGCAACGTACGACATATTCGAGCTGGACAGCATTCAGGCGGTCGCCGCCGTCGTTCCACCCAGCAAGTGGCACCCGGAATAGCCGCGCCGCCGAGAAAAAGGAGAGAGGGATGAAACGGATTTTGTTCGCTGCCGCGGCGGTCGCGGTTCTGGCGAGCTGCGGCAGCCACGGCGAGGCCAAAGACGCCATCAGGAAGCTGCTGAACGACCCGGAGAGCGCCCAGTTCACCGACCTCAAGAACGGAAAAAACAAGGGCGACGTCTGCGGCATGGTCAACGCCAAGAACCGCATGGGCGGGTACGTTGGCGCTACGCCTTTTTTCTACGAGAAGGCGTCCGAGACATCTGCAATTGTGAGAGCCCCGAAGACAGCGATTTCCGATCTCTGTGGCTTGGAATCCGGGCGGGCGATTACGAGAGCGACATGCGCAAGCTCATGACGCAATGCCGGGTGCACGCCCAGTGGAGCCAGGTGTGCACGACGCCTCACCCTGAGCCCACCTCTGCCGGTTGCGGAATCCTCAACGGGGATCCGAAATCCATCTATGCGCAACTGAAGGCCGCCTACGACCGGTGAGGCAAGGATAAAAATATGGCTCACAATCAAAGCATTGAAATATCGAAGTTAATGCTTGAAAGCATAAAACTTCAAGCCGAAACTAGATACGCCGTAAAACTTACAAACATCAGATTGGATATCATAGAGGAAAAACTAGGACTGGGTGATATTGGGGAAAGCGATGAAACTCGCAAGAAATTAATGGAGGAACTAGAAGAAAGCTTGGCGAAGCTGGACCCGCTACTTAGTAACCTTTTGCGCGCATTGGAGGAATTGACCAATGGCTGATTTTGCTCATGACATAGAGGCACATAGGCGCATAAAGGCTATCGAGAAGACGCTGGAAAAAGGGACCCCGCCCCCTTATGATGGCGGAATGGAAGCTCGCATAGCCAATCTCGAGAAAGACATGAAGGAGGCCCTCGGTCGGCTCGGCAAGATCGAGGGCAAGCTCGACCACGTGGCGACCAAATCCGACTTGTCGGATGCCATGCATAGTCAAACCAAATGGATTGCCACCACGGCGGCGGGCTTGGTCGCAGCTTCGCTTGCGATCATGACGTTCGTGCTGAACAACGCAATACCCAAGGCTGCCGCGCCGTCACCAAGCCAGCCCCGAACGTTGTCTATATCCCGACGGTTACATCGCCTGCCGCCCCGGCTGTAGCGCCAGCCAGTCGCTGAGGCAGCAACGCTTCGACCAAGCCCGCCGCGTGCGGGCTTTTTCACGTTCCAAAGGGTCCGGTGTGGTCCATACCACGGCCAGCACGCCGTCTGTCGGAAAGCGCGCACGTTCCATGCTCCAATTTTTGGAGCAGAAGACCGCGATACGCCATTGGCAAACCCCAAGCTTGCCCGGGCGGCCGCCAGCCCCCCGGAGTAGCCGGGAAGTTCCCGTTGCTGGGTGTTAGCTGTATATTAATACAGTGTTCATCCATGTTTACGTCCTTCGCAGCAGCGGCAAACGAGCCCTCCCTCGGGAGTTGCTTGAGCGTCAGCCGGTGCGCGGCTGGCTCCAGTACAAACAGGCCCCCCTGGACGACTACGGCCCACGGTGGGAGGCCCACCTGCTGGAGGCCGCCGGCGGCAAGCCTCTGCTGCGGTCCCTCAACTGGGCGCGCCTGCGCCACGTCGAGGGCGTGATGCACCTGGTGGGGCGCGAAGACGCTGGCCGGCAAACCAAAAAGTCATCGCCGCTCTGGCAGCGGCAGTCATGGATGTGCGCATTCCAACTCGCCGACGCGCAGCCCTTCCTGCAACGCATGGCCGCTGCGGCAGCCGCCCGACCCTACAACCCCTTCGAGGATGACCGAGATGACCACGTCGATCACCTGGACTGGTAATCCTCCGGATGGCCATCCCACCCTGCTGCACCTGCCGGCCTGGTTCGGCGTACCGGAGCAGGTGCTGCTTCCGCTCCCGGCTGACGCCTATGAGGTCCGGGAGCGGCACCCCGAGTGGTTCGAGGTACGCGTACGCGCCACGGAGCAACTCGTGTACTCGGGGCTGGGGCCCATAGCAGTTGCAGTGTCACGGGCCCCCTTTTGATAAGTGCACTAATCTTTTTCAATAAGTATGCTTGACATTGAAGGTAAGCACGCTAACATACGACCCAGCGCAGCCCACACGGGCAAGCGATGGGCCACCGGATCGACGGGAGCCCAGAGGTTCCTTAAAAATCCGCCCAACCCGTCACCGCCGACGATGCTTGCGCCGCCCCGCGCATTCCCCGAACGTGATGGAAGAAAGAGCGATGCAGCCGGGGGTGCTGCTGGCCATCAAGGTACGTCGCGCGGGCAGTCCGGCCCGTCACCAGTCCGCCCAAGCGCGGTACACGGTGCCAACAACAGGTGAGGCATACCGGGAGGCCAAGAGCAGCAACGACCGATAGCCCTTCTCACGAGGGGCAAAACACAAGCGCCCTCACTTCGAGGGCGTTTCTGTTTTTCAAGGAGCACGACATGACTCGCGCACGCACCACCGCCTTCCTCTTCCGTGATGCCGACTACTTCAGCGCGCACCTCAACGATGGCGGCGTTCGTATCGGGATCGTGGGCGGAGTTTGCTACGACCTTCCCGCCGGCCATGCCTACCACGCCCGCGCCGCCGAAGCGAGCGCCCGCGCCACGGTCGAAGACTTGCATGACGAATTGACCAGCCTCCTTGCCTGATCCCACCGTGCAGCGCCTACCCACAGCGGGTGCTGCCCAGTGCGATCCGTCGCATCTCGTTTCCAGCCGCGCGCCCCGTCTCCTCCCCCTCCCTCTCTTCTTGGAGCGCACACCAGCGGCTTTTTCTTCCGGCGTTCCCGCTCAGGGCCGCCTTCCACCGCGCCGGGGGCTCTTCTCCTCCCTCCATCTCTTCCTCGGCACGCCCCTCTGCGGGGCAGCGGTCTTTCTACAACCCCACCCGGCCCGCCGCGTGCGGGCTTCTTTCTTGGAGCACGCATGAAAATCGAAATCAACATCGACTTGGAGGCCTCCGTGGCCGCGGCCCTCGCGCCGGAAAAACTGCAGCCCATCCTGGACAAGCACATCACGGATGCCATCACGTCGGCCGTGCGCGATGCCACCGGGTACGACAGCGAGTTCCGGAAGGGGCTGAAGGAGCAGATGAAGCAGGTCCTGCCCCACGGCCTCGGCATCGATGACGTCGTGAAGTTCCAACAGGTCCTGAACACGAGCATTCGGAACGCGCTGCAGGGTGCGAACAGCGACGCCATCACCACTGCGCTGAACGCGTGCGTGCAGAAGGTGATGCCCGATGTCCCGGCAGAGGTGAAGCTGTCCGAGCTACTCGAAGAGGTGCGCGCCGGCTTTCACAAGGAGAAGCACGAGGCGTTCTACGCGTTCTGGGACCCAAGCGAGCACGGCGGCGGCGGTCACCTGTACCTCGATAGCGCCGAAATGCCTGGCAACCGTTACGGTGGCAGAGGTAGCCGCGACGGGGTGAAGTACAGCGCGGAGATCAGCCTTGCCGTCAATGCCCAAGGTGAGGTCTACACGCTGAAATTCCGCAACCAAGAGGTCACGCCCGCCAGCCGCCCCAATGTCATCACCCGCCTCGATTCGATCCTGATGGCCATGTACGTCGGCCGCACGCGCCTGATCGTGGACATGGATGACGATGAGGTCGAAAGCGCAGCGGGCGAGCAGTGGGACTGATCTCCCTGACCTGACGCCGCCCCTCAATTTCTCAGCCGGGCCGGGGGCTCTCCTCCCTCCCTCTCTCTCTTCCCCCTGCAGCCCTTCGATGGCCAACCGGCTTTTTCTCTACCGCCTGCCCGCCGCATGCGGGCGCACCTTTCAGAGGCCCCGATGCGACGACGATGGACCCCCAACGAAATCCACCTGCTGCGCTCGCTGTACCCGGACAACGCAGCCAAGGCCGTCGCTCTGGTACTGGATCGTCCGGAACGCGCGGTGTATCACAAGGCCAACGCCCTCGGAATTGCCAAGAGCGAGGCGTATCTGGCGAGCACGGCATCCGGCCGCATCCAGCGCGGACGGACCGACCCGCGCATGGTCGCCACCCAGATCAAGCCGGGCGCAACGCCCTGGAACAAGGGGGTGCCGCGCAGCACCGGGCTGCACGAAAACTGCAGAAGAACCCAGTTCAAGCCCGGGCGACGGCCGGAAGAGAGCGCGAACTACCAGCCCATCGGAAGCTTGCGCGTGAGCAAGGACGGCTACCTCGAGCGAAAGGTCACCGACGACCAGAGCATCTTCCCCGCGCGCAGATGGGTCTCAGTGCATCGGCTGGTATGGGAGGCCGCCCACGGCCCGATCCCTCCCGGTCACATCGTCGCGTTCCGGCCAGGCCTCAAGACCGCAAAGCTGGAAGAGGTGACGGCCGACCGCCTGGAGTGCATAAGCCGGGCAGAGAACGCCCGGCGGAACCACCCGCGCAACAGAAGCCCCGAGCTGGCCCGGCTGGTGCAGCTCAAAGGCGCCATCACCCGCCAAGTCAACCGCATTGCGCGAGAAGCGCAGGAGAAGTCCCAATGAGCACACCCCACATCGACCAGCTCCGAAACCACCTCATGGAGACGCTGGCGGCGCTGCGAGACCGCGAAAACCCGATGGAGCCGGACCGTGCGCGCGCCGTGGCCCAGGTGGCATCCGTCCTGGTCGATACGGCCAAGGTTGAAGTGGACTACCTCAAGGCCACCGACCAGAACAAATCTCCTTTCCTGGATCAACCGGCCCAGGTGTCCGGCCCCGGTCTTCCGGAGGGCATAACTGCCATCACGCGGCATCGCCTCCAAGGCTGACCGCCACCTCTTCCACCCCAGCCCGCCGCGTGCGGGCTTTTTTGCGCCTGGAGATCCCCGTGGACCAAGAAACGCACCCCGGCTCCGCCGCCCTGACGGCCTACGCCTTGCACGTACACGCCAAGAACTTGGCCGCCGAAAGCCGAGCATCCGCAGCGGCACTGCGCAGGCAGGCCAAGACCGAGAAGCTGCAGGTCGATGCCTACGGCCTGAGGAAGAAGGCCAAGGAGTTGACCGCCGCATCCAGACAGCAGGCGGCCGGGGCCAAGGCGGCGCGCAAGGAAATGCTGGAGCACGCCGCCAAAGCGCTCAAGCAGCTGACCACTCGCATGCCCCCGAGTACCAAGGCTGGGGGCAAACCAAGACCCACATCTACGCAGGCCTCCTGAAGACGCTGGAGGCGCAGATGGCCCGCGTGAGCCCCGCCCTGGCCGTGATCGCGGAAGCGCTGCAACTGCTGCTCACGCATCGAGAGTGGACCGAAAAGACGCTGACGCGCCTGAGCGGAGCACGCAGCAAATCCTGGCCGGTGCCGGCCGCCGAATGAAGGAGACCCACATGGACCTCGACCACCCCGATATGCGCGCCGCCGCGCAAGCCCCCGCCCACGAAGCCCCCAGCACCATCCTTGGATCGGCTGCTGTGGGGCTGCTGGTCCTCGCCGCCCTCCTCTGGGCCCAGCACGACGACAGCCAGGCAGACACCCGCCACCGTGCGACCGCCGAGCAGGCGCATGTCGAAGCCGCCGAGGAGCGCCGCGCCGCGGCGGCGGCACGCGCGTGCGAGCCCGGCACCACGCCCACCTGGATCGACAGCACCACGGTGCAGTGCCTGCGCGCCGCCCGCTGAACCCACCCAACAGGAAGACCTTCCCATGTTCTCGAACCTCATCATTTACCGCATCGCCGAGTGGCATGCAGGCCTCGCCCAGCTCGAGGAAGCCCTGGCCCGTACCCCGTTCGTGGAGTGCGGCGCCACCCAGGAGAAGTCCGTGGGCTGGGTGCCGCCCCGGGGCGAGGCCCACGGCGCGCTCGCCGAATCCGTGGGCGGCCAGTGGATCCTGCGTTTCATGACCGAGTCCAAGATGCTCCCGGGATCGGTCCTGGCGCGCAAGGTCAAGGACAAGGCCGCTCGCATCGAGAAGGAAACCGGCCGCAAGCCGGGCAAGAAGGAAACCCGCGAACTCAAGGAAGAGGCCAAGCTCGACCTGCTGCCGATGGCCTTCACCAAGCAGGGATCGATGTGGGTCTGGATCGACACCGAGGCGCGCCTGCTGGTGCTCGACACGGGCAGCCAGGGCCGGGCCGATGAAGTCGTCTCGCTGCTGGTGGAAGCGCTGCCGGGCCTGTCGCTGTCCCTGCTGCACACCGGCACCAGCCCCCAGGCCGCCATGGCGCACTGGCTCACCGAGCAGGAGCCGCCCGAGGGTTTCAGCCTGGACCGCGAGTGCGAGCTGAAGGCCACCGACGAGTCGAAGGCCGTGGTGCGCTACGGCCGCCACCCGCTCGACATCGACGAGATCCGCGAGCACATCGCCGCCGGAAAGCTGCCCACCAAGCTCGCGATGAGCTGGGACGACCGCGTCGCCTTCGTGCTGACCGAGGGGCTGCAGATCAATAAGGTGTCGTTCCTCGACACGGTGTTCGAGGGCCGCGGCCAGGACGATTCGGGCTTCGACACCGACGTGGCGATCGCCACGGGCGAACTCGCCAAGTTGATCCCCGACCTGATCGAGGCGCTGGGCGGCGAGGGCCGCACGGGCCTGGACGGCCCGGCACCACACTCCGGCGATGACGGACCTGACCCGCTCTACGACGAGGCAGTGGCACTTGCCCAGGGTCACCAGAAGGCCAGCGTCAGCTACGTACAGCGCCACCTACGGATCAGCCACAACCGCGCCGCCCGGCTGCTGGAGGCCATGGAAACAGCCGGCGTGGTTTCGGCTGCACGCCCCGACGGAACTCGCGAGGTGCTGGGTGAAGAAGGCCGCGCCAGCCCGGGCGGCGCGGCAGCGTGACCGACACGAGCCCCGAGCCCGACTGGTATGCAGCCGACGCCGCGTACCGCCTCCACCACTTCAACTGCGGCACCTGCTGTTCCGCCAGCACATCAGCCGGCGCGCGCCAGCGCTGCCCCACGGGGCAGGAGCTCTGGGACGCCTACGTCGCCGCAGGCATGCCCGCCCACATCCTCCCGCCCCGCAGGCGAGTCGCGCCGCCGGCGCGCAGGCCAGCACCAGGACCAACCCATGATCGAAACCATCGCCCAACTCGAAGCCCGTGACAAGGCCATCGGGCCCACCATCCTCCTGGCCTCGGGCCGGTATTTCAGCTTCACGGAGCCGGAGAGCACGCCCGTAAGCGTGGAGGACATCGCACACGCGCTCTCCCACCTCTGCAGGTTCACGGGGCACTGCCGTGGCTTCTATTCGGTGGCCCAACACGCGGTGCTGGTATCGCACCTCGTGCCGCCGGAGCATGCATTCCATGCCCTCCACCACGACGACGTGGAGGCCGTGATGGGCGACATGTCGAGCCCCCTGAAACGCCTCATGCCCGAGTACAAAGCGCTGGAGCATCGTGTCGAGGCAGCCATCTTGGCCCAGTTTGGCCTGCCGCCGGCCACGCCCGCAGCAGTCAAGCACGCGGATCTCGTGGCGCTGCGCACGGAGCAGCGCGACCTGATGCACATCGACGGCGGCCGCTGGCCGTCGCTGGACGGCATAGAGCCGAGCCCCAATTTCAATCTGCAGCCCATGGGACCCGATTCGGCACGGCGCCTTTACCTGGACCGTCACCAAGAGCTGCTGGCGGCGCGCGGGGCGCACGGGGCCGAGATCATCGCCCCGGCGGACGGCACCAAGCACTACACCCCAGCCCCCAGTGAGGACGGATGGATCACCACGCGGATCTGGAAAGGATCCACCTACGACCTCATGCGACTGGCGCGCGGCTTGGTGTACCTCACGCCGGAGCCCGCCGAAACGCGGGCCCGCCAAATGGCCGCCGCACCCTCCAAATCGACATGCGCATGACGATGACCGAACTCACCTTGGAGACCGCACCCTTGGGCACCAAGGCTCCCTCTGCGGAGGGCGGAGCCTGGTGCAAGACCGCTAAAGGCTGGAAGTGGAACGGGCCCGGCGGCCACGGCAGCACATTCCCGCGGCCTGGCGCCGATTGGGACGGCCGGCTTTTGCCTCCCGCGGGCACCCTTTCTGCCCCGCGAACGCCACCGCCGGAGGTGGACCGCCAGGCCTGCACGAAGGCGTTGGCCTCGGGCCAGCAAATGCCGGAGGCGATGGCCCACGAACTTATCAGGTACGCATCCTGGGATCGGTCGTACAGCGTCGCTCCTCTCGATGCCTTGGAGCTGATCCGAGCTGTCGAGCGCTACTACGGACGGCACGCCGCCTGACCACCACCCACAGCCCGCCACGAGCGGGCTTTTCCTTTTCTGGAGCCCGCATGCTTGCACCCCAGTTCATCCTCCCACTCGCTGCCAAGCTGGTGATCGACCTGTTCGCCGGTGGCGGCGGCGCCAGCACCGGTATCGAGCAGGCCATCGGCCGGCATGTCGATGTCGCCATCAACCACGATGCCGAAGCGATCGGCATGCATGAGGTCAACCACCCGCAGACCCGGCACTACCGGGCGGACGTGCGCGAGGTGGATCCGCTCGCCGTCACGCGCGGCCAGCTGGTGGGCTTGCTGCATGCCTCCCCGGACTGCACCCACCACAGCCAGGCGCTGGGCGGCCAGCCCCGCAGCGAGGAGATCCGGTCGCTGGCTTGGGTGGTGCACCGCTGGGCGGGCAAGACGCGGCCCGACGTCATCACGTTGGAGAACGTCGAGCAGATGCTGCAGTGGTCGCCGCTGGTCGCAAAGCGCTGCCCCGCCACGGGCCGCGTCATCACGCTGGACAAAGTGACGGACGCCGCCGGCAAGACGGCGTACCGCGTAGCGGACCCGGGCGAAGTGGTCCCGCGGCGCAATCAGTTCCTGGTGCCCGACCCCACTCGCAAGGGCCGGAACTGGAAGCACTTCGTCGGCGGCCTACGTGCCATGGGCTACAAGGTCGAATGGCGCGTGATCTGCAACGCGGACCTGGGCGCGCACAGCACTCGCACGCGGCTCTACATGATCGCGCGGTGCGACGGCCTGCCGATCGTGTGGCCCGAGCAGACCCACGCGAAGAAACCGAAGGCTGGGCAGCAGCGCCACCGGCCGGCCGCCGACTGCATTGACTGGAGCATCCTGGGCACCAGCATCTTCGGCCGCAAAAAGGAGCTTGCCGAGGCGACGAAGCGCCGCATCGCCCACGGCATGCGGAAGTTCGTGCTGGAGAGCCCCGAGCCGTTCATCGTCAATATCGCGCGGCCCGAGTGCGGGCCCACGGCGGCACACCTGGTGCAGATGGGCTACGGCGAGCGCCCCGGGCAGCAGCCGCGCGCGCTCGACCCGCGCGCCGCGCTGGGCACCATCACCGCCGGCGGGCAGAAGTTCGCCGCGGCCGGCGCCTACCTCGTCCAGGCCAACGGCGGGCACAACACGGTGCACGCGCGCGACCTGCGGGAGGGCGTGTCCACGGTCACGACCTCGGGCAGCCAGCAACAGCTGGCGGCAGCCCACCTGGTGACGCTGCGCCGCAACTCTGTGGGCGTCGGCATGGACGACCCGTTGCCGACCATGACGGCCGGCGGCGAGCACCACGCGCTGGTCCAGTACCAGTTGAGCCCCGAGCACGAGGCGGGCGCGCTGCAGTGCGCGGCGTTCCTGATGCGCTACCACGGCAACGGCGGCCAGTGGTCGGACCTGCGCGATCCCATGACGACCATCACCACGCACGACCGCCTGGCGCTGGTGACGGTGTGGCTCAAGGGCGAGCCCTGGGTGATCGTGGACATAACGCTGCGAATGCTGGTGCCGCGCGAGCTCTACAACGCCCAGGACTTCCCAGACAGCTACGTGATCGACCGCACCGCCGCCGGGAAACCCCTCACCAAGACCGCCCAAGTGCGCATGGCAGGCAACAGCGTCAGCCCCAAGCCCATGAGCCTGATCGTCGGGCTGAATTACCGCGAGGGCGCAGATCAGCTGCGCGTCGCAGCCTGAGCCCACTCGCCCGCACCAGCGGGCTTTTTTTTGGAATCCCCATGCCCCGAGCCCCCACGCACCACCTCTACACGCCGCCGGACGGCACCTACCTGGGCACCGAGCTGCAGCGCTCCCCAGGCATCCCCGCAGACCGCTACCAGGCCTTCGAGCTTCCCAGCAGGATGGGCGACCGCCTGCACTACCCGGATGGCCGGGTGGAGCCCTTCCCGGAGCCCCAGGCATGAGCGCGCCGGCTGAAACCCTGCCGGAGCGCCGCGCCCGGCTCTCCACCCCCGATGCGCAGCGCGCCGCCGCCCGCGCCCGGGGTCTCTGGTGGCAGCAGCGCCAGACCCAACTGCGGTGCGCCAGCTGCGGCGCCCCTATCCACAACCGGCCCGCCGAGGGCCAAGGCCTGCCCTGCGGGCACTGATCCACAGCACACGAGGACACCATGGCTGAATACCTCATCGCCCATGTCGGGCACACCGGGAAGTCGGACGAGCACATCTGCTGGTGGCAGCCAGATAGCAAGGGTTACACGATCTGCACCGCGAAGGCTGGGCGGTACACCGCCGAGAAAGCGCGGGAAATCTGCACCAGCAGCGAGTGCATCGCCGTGCCAGCGGAAGCGGTCGAAGGCTTGGCGCGCACGACGCCCTACTTCCGGCAGTCGAACGGCTCGCTCGCGAAGCTCTACGACGGCGGACCGCACGCCCCCGTTGAGAACAGCAGCCGGGCCTGGACCCAGCTCAAGGCGGACGCCCTGGTCATCGGGAAGTACGCCAAGCCCACGCCCATGGCGCCGTCCCGCGCGCGAGCAATCTATCTGGAGCCCCAGCCATGACCGAGAACACCACCACGGCCGCCGCGGCGGCAACCCTGGGCCCGCTGAACGACCGCGCGATCATGGACGCGATCCGCGGCTCCTACGACCTGGGCTACAACGACGCACGCACCGCGCGCACCGTGCCGGGCGACAGCGCCCCGGGGTACAAGGGCCGCGATGTGGAGTGTGACCACGGCGGCGCGCTGATCCACACGCTCTCCCGGCGTCTCGCAGCACCGGCCGCCCAGGAGGCCGAGCCCGCCAAACACCCCGACGACCACGCTGTGGATCGCTTCGCTGCGGCCATGAAGAGCAAGCTGGCCGCGGCACGCGCCAAGGGCAGGGGCGGCTGGGAGACTGCCGAATGCACGCAGGACCGCCTGAGCCGCATGCTGCGTGAGCACGTCGAGAAAGGCGATCCGCGCGATGTGGCGAACTTCTGCGTGTTCCTGTGGAACCGCGGCGAGTCCATCGTCGGGCCGACGCGGCGCCAAGTCTCACGCGCCGAGGTGGTCGAATGGCTGGATGACCTGAGCTACGAGGTGACCGACAAGGAACTTGACGCGCTGTTCCATGGCGCAGCCGCCCAGGCGGATGCGGGAGCAGTGCCCGAGGGGTGGCGGCTGGTGCCAATGGCCCCGACGCTGGAGATGGGAAAGGCTGCGGCTGACGCATGGCTTGACTGCGGGAGCAGGCTTGTCCTTAACAAAGCCGCCTCTGCCGCCCGAGCTGCAATAGCCGCCGCGCCCCAGGCACCCGCTGCAGCATCTCAAGCAAGCGGGCCAACATGGGAGGCCCTGCACCACGCATGGCAGAAGATCGGCGCGGACCTCGCAGGCCTGGACTGGGGCGACTTCACCCACGCCACGCGCTACGCACCGGCTGCCACGCCCGCACCCGCCGCAGCAGTGGCGCCGGCCGCCGCGCCCACTCAGGAGGCAGACGGGTGGATGCCGATCGAGACGGCGCCCGATGGCGAGCGCGTGCTGCTCGGCCCGCGGCATGCGCCCGTGGTTGGCATGGTCCACCGGCCGGCGTTCTGGGAGGAAGAGCAGGAACCCACCGCCACCGTCGTGCACTACAACGGCAACGTGCTAGTGGCCGGCTACCGCTGCAGCGAGTGGCACCGTCTGCCGGACGCCCGCGCGCGGCAGGAAGGAGGTGGAGCATGAGTATGACTGTCGCAGCCCTACACAAAGCACTGGGCAAGCTGATCGAACAGGGGCACGGCCGCAAGCCAGTGCAGGTCAACAAGCAGTCCTTCCAGCACCCACTGGAGGATGACGGCGTGGTCATCATGGACATCGAGTTGATCGAAGGCCCGCGATGGATCCCAGAAGCCGACGACGACGGCGGAACGAAATGGAACAAGGATGGCACCGAAGCCGGCAGGCGTGTGGTGCTGCTGAAAGGGGCCCAGCATGAGCGCTGACACCACCGACAACATCCGCATGTTTCCGGGCGCCGAGGTGCCAGAGCAGACTCTGAACGTGGTGCGCGAACCGTTCGGCTACTGCGCCCACGACAAGATCAGCCTGAACGAGCATTCCAGGACTGTGCTGTGCGCGAAGTGCAACAAGGTCTTCGACCCGTTCGACTTCCTCAAGAACGAGGTGCACCGCATCCAGCGTGCATGGGATGACCACCGGCAGGTACGGCAGAAGGTATCGGAGGGGCTGGAGCGAGTGGAGGCTCTAAAGCGTGAAGAGGCGCGCCTGAAAGGCCGCATCAAGACCGCGAAGGCGAAGGTGGAGCCGGTCATCGACGTGAGGAACAGATCGCTATGAGCGCTGACACCACCCCAGGCCTGGAGGCCGAGCGCGCAGCTTTCGAGGCATGGGCGCTGGACGAGGGCTGGACGCCCACGAAGCTGATGCGCGGCATGAGCGCCACATATGCGTGGGCCGCGCTCAACGACGCATGGGAGGTGTGGCAAGCCGCCCGCCGCGCCCCGGCTCCTGCACCACCCCAGTACCCGCAGATGCCCGAGCATTGGGCCGTGGTGGCGTCCGTCAACGGGCAGGACATCCTCTGCATCAGCGACAACGCCCTGGCCGGGAGCGGCGAGCCGTCCGATGAAGAGGTACAGGCCATCATCGGCATGGCGCAGCACCTGCTGGCGTTCGTCGGCTACGGCATGCCGCCGTGCGACTTCGACCCCTCCGACTGATGTAGAGTTGGTTCGTCTGTGGGAAGACGCAGCACTTCCTGAAAGCGTCACTCGGCGTGTGGCTCTCTCTTTCGCCCGCGCCGTCCTGGCCCGCTGGGGCGCTCCTGCCGCCAGCGGTGAGCCGGTGGCACGCAAGCCGCTGACCGATGAGCAACGCAGGCAGATGTGGAGAACCTCCAGCTTCCGGGGTACGGGCGGGCAACTGGATTGGTTCGTGGAGGGCACCAGGGCTGCCGAGCAGTATCACGGCATCAAGCCATGAAGAGCCCCACCAAAGACCGCCCTCGCCTCACCTTCGCCGACCTCGCCACCGTGCACTGCATGGTGTGCGACAAGGACAAGCCGGCCGAGGGCGCGCGCCCCTTCAGGGCCTGCCACGTATGCGCGGACTGCGTGCGCTTGGTCGCCCAGCGCGCCGCGGCACGGGCTGCCGCGTCAGCGCCGCCGGGATAGCCCCGGCGCACCCCACAACCCAGCCCGCCACCCCAGCGGGCTTTTTTCTCTTCAGGAGTCCAAATGCCCGAAATGGAACTCGCCACCCAGTTACACGATGTTTCAAGAGGTACGCATGCCGCACCCACAGTACCTGCCGAGTGGGTGCTCGCATCGAAGTACGAAGAGCTGACCGGCGTGACCCGCGAAACGGTGAAGCAACGAAAGAAGAGCGGCGTCTGGAAGGTCGGCGTCCAGGTGGGCGTCGTGCAGCGCCGCCTGTACGTCAACGTGAAAGCAGCAGATCAATGGATCCGAGACCAAGTTACCCCCAACCCCGCCGGGCGTGAAAGTCCGGCAACTTGTCGGCGGCGATCGCCTGCAGATTGCATTCAGTTTCGACGGGGAACAATGCCGCGAGCTGCTGCCCGCGGGACCTATCAACAAAACGAGCATCCAGCGCGCTGCGTCCCTGCGCGACGAGATCCGCCGCAAGATCGCCGAAGGCGCCTTCGACTATGGGGTCTATTTTCCCAACAGCCCCCGAGCCAAGAAACCTCCGGCGAACAGCCAGCGGATGGAGATGCTCCTGGATCGCCAGTTGGAGATCTACCGCCACCAGATGAAGAACGGTGTCATGTCGCCTTCTACCTTCAGGGGGTACGAGAAGGCCATCAAGGGGGAACGCATGAAGCGCTGGCATGGCATGGAGGCATGGGAAGCGACCCCGAGCCTCTTGCGTGAGTGGATCGGAGAGATGAGGTGCACCAGCAAGGCGATCCGGAACCTGCTAACACCGCTGCGCAGCCTTTTCGAAGATGCGCTCAATGACGGTGCCATCGAATTCAATCCCTTTGATCGCATCGCCCTCGCGAAGCTGATCCGCCAGACCGCGCGGGCCAGCGACTACGAAGTCCGCCCGTTTACAGCGGCTGAGCGTGCCCAACTGCTGGGTGCATGCCGAGCCGACGAGTGGCCCACCCTCCTTTTCTGGTTCTCGTCCGGACTCAGGCCTGGCGAGCTTCAGGCGCTGGACTGGGACGACTCCGCTCCCGACCAACGGATTGTGAAGATCAGCCGAAATCAGGTGGCAGGGATCATCAAAGCTCCGAAGACCGCCGCCGGCATCCGCGACGTGGACCTGAACGATGACGCGATCCGCGCACTGGAAGCGCAGCGGCTGATATCCGGCAGCAGGGGCAAGCGGGTTTTCCTCAACCCAAGGACGGGCGAGCCCTGGGAAACGGATGCGCAACTTCGGAAGACCTTCTGGCTACCCATCTGTGCGCGGTCAGGCGTCGATTACAGAAACCCATACCAGATCCGGCACACCTTCGCGTCCACCCTCCTCACCGCCGGGCACAACCCCTGGTATGTGGCCGGGCAACTCGGGCACGAGGATGTGCAGCTTGTATTCACGACCTATGGAAAGTTCATCCGCGAGGACTACCAGAAGCCGAAGCCGACCCTGCGCATGGTGGACACGGCAGGTCAGCGCACAGGCTGA